TGCATCAGACATATCTAACTCACTGTAATTTACTTCTCCATAAATCTGCATTACATCTTGGATTGAACCTCCATTCTGTACTACATCATAGAGCATTGCTAACTCCTCATTCTCTTGGAATGCAGCAGCTAGTCTAGCATTTACAGTATCCTCAAGGAGTTCTTGAATACCATCTTCACTGACATCATACTCCTTGTCCTCATCTGCAAATAAAACTCCCTTTTCTACCAAATCCTCCATGAGAATCTGATAAGGGGTTTTATCCTCTTCATTAATCTCCTCCTCATAATCTTGTTCTTTAGATTCTTCATAAGAATCTTCAGTATCCTCAAGATTTTCCTCCTCTACATCTGTCTCTTCAGGTGTAGGTTTTACATTTTCTAATTCTTCTTCTACAAAATCACCAAACATGTTGTTCTAATTTTAAATTGTTATACGGAAATTATTATACTATCTAATATTTATTATTAGATTTTTTATTTCATAAACTTTTTATATAGTGTTCTAGGAAGCATTTCATATGCTGAAGGTGCTGCTTTAGAAGCCATATACATAATATTTAACTTTTGTCCTAAACTAAAATCTTTTGTTTTTCCTTTAGTATTTTTAGTTGTAGGATTTACCTTTTTTTCACCAGAATCTGTAGTTACAGGTTTTTGTTTTTCTTTATTAATTGAGGGTTGTTTACTAGGTTGATTAAAAGGTATATTAAATCCTGCCATAGCATATGGATTATTTTTCATTCTAACCAATTCTTGTCCTTGAATAGGATTATTTCTTTTTTTATAAAAATCTTTCCATTGAGCTTCTGTCCAAGAGTCTTCACCTTTTCTTATCTTAGCTAAAGGTTTTTTTTCAGATTTACTAACAGCTGCATATTTACCAATACCTTCTACAGTAAATTCTTTACCAGAAGCCATCCCAGCTCTATATTGTTTTTGTTGAGCAGGAGTCATATCCTTAAAAGATTTATAAGGAGACATAGTTTCTTTAAATGCCTGACTACTCATAGATCTCTTAATCAAGTTATCAAGAATAGGTGTACTTTTCTTTTGTTCTTGATTCATAGGTCCTACAAAAGAACTTTCATTATAAGTAATAGGTGCTCTAGCCATAGCCTCAAGTTTTCTATTTTCTGCTTTCCTCTCTCTCCTAGATTGTTTTTGTACAGGAGCAACATTAGAAGACATCTTAGGAGACATTGTAGGAATTTGAGCAGTTGGGATAGAAGCCATTCTAGGAGTAAGTGGACTAATAGGAGCACCCATTTTATTTACTCTCTCAATAGCTTCAGCAATTTCCTTTTTACTATCATAAGCATTAAAAGCCTTTAACTGCTCAGGACTCATTTGTGGAAGATTATCTAATGGACCTGGTCCAATAATCTCCTCAGCACCAGCTTGATATTTAACAAGAGAAGGTTTATTAGTTTTAAGACTATCAGTTTTTACATTAGCTTTTTTACCCTCAAGTTTCTTAGGAGCAACTCTACTATTTAATTCTGCATTTCTTTTAGCATTAGCTGCATTAGCTACTAGTATAGTATTCATTGCATTATTAATTCTATTCTGTTCTAGAATATATTCCATATTCTTTGCAGATTTTGTTCCTTCTTGATACTTAATCATATTAGTTCCTTTTTTATATGGTCTTCCTGTTGGGTCTTGTTTTTTATTTGCATTAATAAGTGATGCTATACTAGTTCCAACAGAACCAATTATATCACCATAGTTTCCCATAAAAGATCCTGCTTTATCCATAAAAGAAGGTCCTTTTGAGGAAAGGTAATCTTGAGACATTACCTTATTATCAACAATTTTTCCTAAAGTTTTTTGTTCGGGAAAAAGAAATTTACCAGTTGAGAACTTATTAGGATCTTCTTTTTGAGGTGCTAATACACCTACACTTTTAGAATTGTCATAAACAAGTCCACTTGTTCCTGGATAATATTTTTTTACCTTCTTCATTAATATTAAAGATTTTGCATAATCTTATATTGTGCATTAGAGAGAGCCTTATGAATCTCTGCAAATACAGGATTTAATTGTTCTCCATAAAGATTTCTAAAGATAGAAGCTAATTCTGAAAGTTTAGCTACAATTTCTTCCTTATTTTTTAAATAGTTTTGCCATGATTATATATTTATATTTTTTATACGCTATTTACTTTTTGGTTTATACTTAAGAGCTTTCTTCTTAAGAGAAATTTCTTCTTTCTTAAGAGCAAGTTTATCATTCTCAAGCTTCATCCTATCAGCATGAACTCTATTCTGCTGCTCATTCTCTCTAGCCTGCATTTCTTGTTCTACTTGCATCCTACTCTTTTCCATCTCAAGCTTTTGTTGTTTCTCAACTTGCTCAAACTGTTGTTTAGATTGTTGTAAAGAAAGTTTAGTAGCTTCCATTACATCAGGAATAGCATTTTGATTTACATCAGGATTACTCATACCAATAGAACCCAAGGCTCTAATCTCAGCTTCTCTAAGTCTAGCTTCTCTATCAAGTTGTTTCTGAGCCTCATCTCTATCCATCTTCTCTCTAGCAATTTTCTCATTGCTTTGAATTTGTTGTTGCTGTACTTGAGTTTGTTGTTCCTGCATCTTCATCTTTCTTTCCTCAGATTGTTTAATAGAGCTTTCTACCTCAGCAATAGAGTTAGATTTAAGGAGAGTAACAAAGTTAGAGAACTGTAGAGTTCCAGATGAGATACCTTCTTTAGCAAGTCCCTTAAGTTGTTCAAGGATAGCATTATCCTTAATACTATCAGAAACATATAACCCAAAGTCAGTATTTAAGAGAGATTTAGTATTTAAAATTGTTCTAGAGAATTCATCAAAAACAAGTTTACCATGCTCACTAGTAGAGTATGCAATCTTAGCTATCTCAAGAAGATGTTCAAGTACTTTCTCCTTAACCATTGCATGCTCATGAAAGTATATCTCAGTTAGAGCATTACTCTGCACTACAGATCTTTCTACACCTCCTACAGTCTCAGAGGAATTAATTTGTCCCTTTCTTTGCCTAGAGATACCAGTAATATTCTCTACTGCTTCCTCAATCTTATTAAGCATTGAGAAGTAACCATTTATGGAATTAGAGAGGGTCATATCTATTCCAGTAAACTGGTTAAACTTAGATACAGAAGATGGATCTCCTTCTCTACCTTCCTCAGCTGAGTTTACAAATGCAATACCCAGAGTATCAAAGTAATACATCCATTGCTCTACTGTCCATCCCTTACTCTTTGGGATTTGAGCAATATCCATTACAAACTTCTTACCTTTTGCCTTAGCAAATTCTAACTCTAGTCTGTACCAGATGATGTTGTAGAGGTATTGATAGGGCTTAATGAGATCAACAAGTGAGGTCGGCTTACTGTTGATGTTGTTGAATATTCTACCAATGAATGGAAGTTTACACTTGTATGGGTTATCCACTGTGTTGAATTGATAGGGACTCTCGTAAGCAAAGAAGATTGTTGGCCCAACTTGGACTCCAATCCATGTTCTTGGAATCCAGTTCCACTCAACTGAGATTTGGTCCTTAAGTTCTGCAGGAATTTTGAAATCCTCATCAACAACTTTCTTTTGTACTTGCCCATTCTTATCAAGGTAAGTTGCAGTCCCAATTTTCTTCTCACTTTTCCATGTGACAAGTTGCATGAGAATTTTGGTACCTGTGTAGTTGTAATGTGGGTATGTTGTTGTGATGACTTCTGGGGATTGTCCATATGATGCTGTAGCGTTAAATATTTCTGCACTTCTTAAGTTCTCTTTATCTTTATCTGTAAGTCTGTCTCCAAACCAATCTAGTATTTGACCTCTATCTAACCACATTCTACCTACTGCCCAATCACAATCCTCAATAAAGAGTGAGTCCTGGTTCTTATCACACTCAAAGTGTATTGGGTTCCAAGGGATTAAGACAGGTTCATTATTAAAGATACCTGCATAGTACACCTCTTCTGCACAAGTAAGTGCATTCTGAAAACCTCTGATAAAGTGATTCTTAAGTTTAAGAGACTTCTCAAGATGTTGTAAGAGTTTATTAGCAGTAATCTCTACAGAGTTTGTATAAGAGTTGGTAAAGTAATTCTCTACTTCAGCAGGACTCTCAGCTTCTACCTTTTCTCCAAGGGCATTCTTAAGCACTGCAAGATAAGAATACTCTAAGGCTTCTTTCTTGTCTTGGAGATATTGATTAAACCCTTCTCCAGCAGTGGAGACAACTTTATAGGTAAATGGCCTCTTAAGTTCTTCTCCAACCAGTTGAAGAACTGAGGAGCGCACAATATTATAGTCTTGAAAGTTAGCAGGAAGATTACCAATGCTATCATGTATATCAACACCATAAGGCTTAGTGACATAACTAAAGTCCTCAATGTTGACAATAGAATTAAAGAGATCATAATTAATTTGTTTAGCCTCTCTTGAAGTTCTACTTCCTGAGAGATTGGAGTATGCTCTACCTACTAGGGCAATAATACATTTCTTTTGCCAGTCTAGGGTTTCCTTAGTCCTTTGAGGTACTCGTTGTTCTGGAAGTGGTGGAATCATTAGTTACTAAATAATTTAGAAGAGAAAAAATCTCTGCCATTCCTCTTATACGAGTCTTTAAAAGCAGGTTGTATTCTAGTTAATTCTATACTTCTAATAAGAGCTAATGAGAAGGATATAAATCTATCAAAGTTACCTCTACTATTATAAGTAATAAGTTCCTGTAGTAAGCCTACACTCTTTATCTTATATACATTACTCTTACCATCTTCATACTCCTCTCTTAACCAGTTATTTACATAGGTAATGAGTTCATTCTTAACAGAGGAATATGAATTCCCGACAACTCTGATACCATAGGTGTTTGAGTGTTGGTTAGAAGCAGCCTTGACAATACTAGGCGTTCTGGATAATAGATGTAACTTATGTTTGTTCTCACAGTGAGTTTTGAAATTGTTGATGTTATTCTCATATAGACAACTTGCATTATAGTACTCTATTAATAAGATACACTGGTCATAGAACTCTTTAAAGTTTTGTGGCCTACCTGTGTACTCTGCAACTGGAAGATCATGGGTTTCTTCTCCAATAGCATACCTTTTAAAGATAAAGAGTGAGCCAAGAGACTCAGAGTAATTAGCTTCATCTGTTGCATATGGATCTAGCCCTGCAGTATATAAGTTGTACGATGTACCTGGGGTTGGTTTCTCCCATATCTGTATACAACCACTCTTATCTAGGCTTTTGTCTCTATATTCTAAAGGTCTGAGAGACAGGTCTGGGATAAACTCTGCATTACCTCTCTCATCATAAGACATTCTACCACAGATACCTTTATACTCATCTTTAGTCATGCATAGACCTAGCTGTTTACGCAAGTCCTCTGTAGGAAATACATTATTAGAGATGATTTGGAAAGCCTCAGATGGTGACCAAGCATACTCAGTAGTATGTCTTAAATATTCCTCAGGAGATTTTGCTTTAGCTTTCTTATTCTCTCTAAGTTTAGTCAAGAGTTCCTTGGCTCTTGGTATATCTGAGTTACCTTCCTTATCATAAGCACCTTCATAGTTCTGATACATAGGAAAGAAGAATCCTGCAGGTTTCTCAGGCAGTCCATCCTCATCCCATACATTCTCAAAGGGCATCATATTGTAATTATCTGGGTTATAGTACATTTCTGCAAAATCAATAGTACCTGCTTCCATATCACCACCAGTACCAAAGACAATCATCATCCCAGTATAGTAATCACCAGCCTTAATAGAGGGTTCCATAGCATAGTAACTCTCATTCCAATTAATGAAGGTACCTGCTTCTTCTACAATTATCTTACTAGCATCAGCTCCCCTTGCAGCATCAGCATTGTTCTGAAAAGAGATACAAGTAATAGCACTTTGAAAGCCTTTTGTAAGTTCTGTACCATCCTCAGTATACTCAATAAAACCACTCTTAATTCTACCATCAGCAATCTTATTAACAAGACGTGTTCTCTTGAAGGCAGGACAGTGCTCATTTAAGTGATTGAGCATATCCATAACCTTAGTAAAGATACCAATCTCTGAGAATAGGTACTTCTTATCATAAGCAGCAACAAGGGTAAGAGACTTTTTGATGAAGGTATATTCCCAAGCAATAGTAGCAGCATTCTTATAAGAGAATCCTCTTCTTCTAGCCTTACCTACTATCATACTCTTACCTCCCTCTGTCCAAAGCACCTTATTATTCAGGTGTAAAGTAGGTATAAGAGCAGGATCTATACCATTCTCTGCAATCTCTAGAAACCAGAAGTACTCAAAGTCACCATCCCAAAAATCAGGGAGGAGAAATCCTTTGGATACCTTTCTCTTACCTCTATTATCATCAGTTAAGTTTACCTTATTGATGAGGCAGTAGTTTAGATAGAAGTAATGCTTACCAGTAATCTTAGCACCTGAGGTTTCATAGCCATTTATACACCTATTGTACTCCTCATCCCAAAACCTATCAAATTCCAGTGTTCCAGGAAGAGCATCAGTGTATCTACCAGTAGTAATAAATCTATTACCAACTTCTCTAAAGGGTTCTGTATTAACCCAGATACCATTCTTGTTTCTTACTGCTCCCATCTGTTAATCTTTGCTCCAGCTCTTACCTTATTCTGTGCTACATTCTCAGATTCTACTTTATCTTTTAAGCCCTCTAGAGTAGTAATAACTTGCAGGGTATTCTTTAGTGCATCAGTAACTTCCTTAACCTTATATACAGGATTACCTCTAGCATCTAAGAGTGCATAATCTACATTTCTAAAGTAAGCTCTAGTTTGATTGGCTGCATGTATGGCATCCTGAAGGTAGCGCATATTAAAGCTGTAATTAAGTTCTTTATATTTCTCAATAGCATCCTTTAGATCTTGAGTAAGTTCTACTCCTAAATCTTTATGCAGTGCAGCTATCTTTTGTTCCTCATCATAAGCTCTATAAGGAGAGTTAAAGTCAGCAAATAGGTATACGTACTTAAAAAGTTGTATACCATTATCCTTTTTACTACTATCCTGCAGCTTCTTAAACTCTGGAATCAAGAGGCAAGCCTCATGCAAATTTACAGTAGCTCCATTTATCTCAATTATTTTCATCTCTTAGTTTCTTAAATTTCTTATAAGCATCCCTTTTAGAGAGTTTTCTAGTAAAGGTACCTATATACCTAACTGTTACCTTAGGTTCCTTGTTCTTCATAGCTTTAGCAGGAGAAGAGAAAGCAAATTTTACAACAGCATCTACATCTTTGTACGGAATTTGCAGATTCTCAGCTACTTCCTTGATAATTTGGTTAAGTCTCACTAAAGATAAATTTGATATCTGCTAGGTATATACCATTTCTAAAGCCAGAAGAGGTTAAGAGACCTTTCTTTTTTAGAGATGCCTTAATGTTGTTGTAAGAAGCATCCTTAAGAGAGAGTTTATCCTTAATTTTCTTATTAGTTTTAGCAGAGTTTAGCAATTCCCAAGCAATAGCAGGGGTACTTTGTTCTTGAAAGGACTCATATTCCCTAAGTAATTCGGCAGCTACCTTAATTTCTGTCTCAGTAAGGTTAAAATTTAGTGCCATAACCTTCATATAGTTGTGATAGGTATCACCCCTCACTGCTATCAAGCGTTGTTTCTCCATCTCCAAAAGGTATCTTAAGTTGTAAGTTATTTATTTCTTGTTGGAAGTACTCTTCCTCAGCAGTAAAGTATTAAAGGCAAAGGTAATATTCTTATAAGATAGGTTTTCTCCCTCTACAACAGTTTCTCCTGCTTCCCTTAACATCTCAGCAATATCATGAGTAATAGTCTTTCCCTTAGCATCCTTAAGAGAATCCTCAAAAACTAGTAATCTAAGTTTTATACTTTTCATAATCTTTATATATATTTGCAAATATAAAATAAAATTTTAAGAAAACATGAATAGAAGTTATCGTAGAAAGTTAGAAAAACTAAGAGAGCAAGAATATAGATTATTTGTAAAGAAGAATAAGGGTTTTCTAGATGCTATTAAGGGTGATGGAGGATCTCAGGAAACAATGCAAAGAATTAAGGAACTTTTAGATAATTATGGGCAACAAGAACAGACCTTGGAAGGAAGAAAAGAAATTATCACCACAGAAGAAGAAAGAACAGAAGTTGAAGGAAACCAAGAAAGCTCTAGACAAGATGAAGTGGGAAGCTAAAGTTAAGGATAGTAAGAGATCAGATATGTTTGATGAGTAAATAAAGTTTATGGCAAAGAATAAAGTAACAGAGAATACCTTCAAGAAGAAATATAAAGTTTCTCTTGGTAGACATGCTAAGAAAGATAGTTTGTCTAAAGGAAGTAAGAGATATAAGAAACCTTATGCTGGACAAGGAAGATAAAAATAATATGAGTAATACAGTATTAAAGAAATTAATATCTCAGTATGTTGAGCTATTAAGTAAGTTGCCTGAAGAGAAGGCTATGGTTAATGTAGTTGTAACTTCAGGCCTTGTTAATATTAAGGGAGAGTTAATAAAAGATAATGATATAAAAAATTTATCTTATCTTCTTATTGATAATGAGGGAGATACATTAGAAGTAGATTAAAAAGGAGTTATAATGTCAATTATTTCTCGTATAATTATTTAAAATAATTACATACATTTAAATATGTATTTGCCCATACTATAGGTAAGTTTAATTACCTTAAGTAATTAGGGTTAAGAAAGAGAGAATCTAAGAGGCATTGTATAGCATATGCAATCAGGGGTAGTAGCTAAGTTACTACCTTTTTGTTTTTATATATATTTGCAAAAAATACTTATGAAAAGAAAAAAAATAATAGATATTATAACTGAGAATAATTTTAAGGAAATATCCTCAACTCCTGCAAATATGTATTCAATAATGTTTGATGCTGAGGGTAAAGATAAAATAATTTGTAAAGCTGATTGTAAAATATTTACTTATGTAGATGAAGAGTATGTGCTTTTAGATAGTTGTGTTAATATTAAAGCTTACTATTATGAGAAGCATGAGGATATAAATAATGAAATTCAAATATACAAAGCCAATAGACTTATATTTGAGGGGAAGATAGAAACTGAGGAAGAGTTTAAAACTCTTATGAAGATGCTTAGTTTGTAAAAGATATATTTTACAGAATAGTAGTATTGTATTTTACATTTTATAAATTTTTTTAAAAATTTTTTAAAGTGTGGGGGGAGTGGATAGCTAACAACAAAGTCCCCC